TTAAGCTGTTCTTATCCAAATATAACAAGTAATATATGGTTGTAGATTACCACTACTTCCTGCACCATCACTTCCAGTAATACCACTAACTTTATGTTGGTGGTTACCGGCATAACTAGAATAAACATTTGATAATACAGAACATTCTGTCCATTCCCACGCTGTAAGATTTAGAACTCTGTAACCAGACCCACTATGTGAAATGGTAACTCCACTACCACCACTACCACCATATCTTATACTATGTTCGTGGTCCCCATCGCTAGTAGTATATAAATCAATGCTGTGGTAATGGGACTGTAAATATTTACTACCTCCGGTTTTCTTTACAGTATTGAAATCTGAATCTGAACTATTTACGCATACTAAACATCGACCTGGTCCAAATAGCTCCCACTTACCACCTAGATATTCAGATGGATTTGTTGCTATGGTAGTAAGAAATAAATCTCCTACCCTATAATATGGAACTGTTACAACCTTATTATTATTGTTATCTTTTAAATAAATTGCCTTCATTCTTTTCTAATAGATTATTTTACTCTTTTCCATACCCACACACCAATATAAGAAATACTATGTTGGTGATTTGGTATTGTATGTGTATGTCCTTTACCTCCACCGGTATTATGACTATATATCGAACCACTTTGTCCACCTTCCGAGTTACCTCCTTCTGGTCCAGCAGCCCTACACCATAGATAACCAACAGCCCATTGATTAGCACCTGTCATTGCATATATGTAATGGTTATGTGATGGTATCTGGTCTACCGTTAGTGCTGTACTACCAGTATTTCCAGAACCTGCTGTAAATGTGTTAGTTCCGCTACCGGTTTTATTATCTATAGAAGTTTGACAACCATATAGGAACCCACCACTTAACTTTTCCCAAGTACCACCAAAGTACTGTGAAGGGTTAGTATCGGATACGGTTAAGAATATTGAACCAATAGGCATCCACGGTGCTGCAAAGACTTTATTTCCATCTTTATCTTTTAATTGAACCGCCCTAGTCATTGGCATCACCTAATCTATTTATACCTCCTTTCGGAGATATTAGAGAAGGAATTGAGCTTAATAAATAACTCTTTCCCCCCCCCCCATGTACTAATATAACGTTCATTCTGAACATCACTCCTTTCATATCTATATACTAAAATTCTTCAATGACATCAAATTGAAGAAAATTGGTATCAACATAATCTTTTGTTGTTAAAACTTTTGGTGTTATATAAACTATTCCGGTTGGTTCCGTAGTTTGATATGCTAACTTTCCATATGTGCAATTACTAATATTTGTTACAACCATATTTATTCTATAATTATATCTTCCTACTTTAATCCATATCTCGGTTTTTCCGGTATCAGAATTATTAACATACCCATATGTCAAAACGTCATAACCAACGTTTATTCTATTAACAGTTAACCCAACAGAATTTCTTGTACTGCATTGAATAAAATCTGTTCCAGTTAGATTGTTACCAAAGTTTGAATTACCATTTATTTCTGCTTGAAAATTATTTATACCATTATTTATATCTGTGTCCATCTCTGCTATTTTGATATATGTTACCGTATCACCGGTTCTTTCCCAATTAAAAACTGGATTTGTAAGTGGTACCACAGGTATTGTTGGTTGGTCTAATAAATCTTTATAACTACCGGTTTTAGCAACTTTATGTAAACTAATAGTATCTTTTATTTCTTCGGCAGAATTTACTGCTAAAGATTTAGTATTATTAGTATTAAGTTTTGGTTTATTACATACATCATTATAACAACCGGTTCTAGTAACCTTATGTAAAATCACTTCGCCATCAATTGGTTCTACTATTGGGTCTAACATTTCTTCTGCTGTAGCTTTTAATATTGGTTTATTATAAACTTGTGTTTCATAATCAACTTTTATAGTACTAGAACTTACCGACTTTCCTAATACGTAAAATCTTTGTCCATTGTTGTACCTAACCATTTGTATTTTTTCTCCCACAACAAGTGGTAGGGCAGAGTTAGGAGAATAGTCATTTATGCCTAGACTCATAGGTTCAATGAAACTCTGCCCTATTAAGATTCTACTATTTATTCTTATTTGTAATGGTTTAACAGATTCAACTGTTCCCACTATGATGTTTGTAAAACTAATTGAATTTAGTTTTCTATTGATTGCTTCATTTACTATACCAATCATATTCATTCAAACATCACCTCCAAATCCATAGTATGATTTCCATTTTCATATTTATCATCTATCTTTGTTATTAAAGCTGCTTGTGTAAATACAACTCCTGGTATATCAGTAATCTGTAAATATATTCCACTACCTGGTTCTAAATCTATAACTCCTTCACATTGTAAGGTTAAGGTTCTGCTAATTCTATTATATAAAGTTAGTAATTGCTGTGCCTTTTCCCTTGCTTGTGCATCGGTAACATTTTCATCTACTGATTGATATAACTGTAATTTACCCCAACGTTTAATATTATTACTGTCATATATAACGTAAGTTTCTCTCTTACCCGTATCTTTATTATCCTTATATAGCTTTACACTGTTATATACGTCAGAATCAATTGTTTCTTTATAATTATAATCTTTTAATAAACTTACATCACCAACAACTAAATTAGTAACTAATTTACTTACATCCCTACAACAAAGATATCCAAATTCATCCCTTATGATAAATTGTCTTTGCGTTCCTTGTAATGTAAAATCTATAGCTCTTTGAATTATATCACCAAGAGCTTTATTATCTTCCACTCTTTCTGGTAATATGTATCCCACACCTTCTATTGTTCCTAATCTTAAACCGAAGTCATTTCCGATTAGTTTAATAATTCTTTCCATAGTAGTTCCAGTTAGCACATATGTTTCATTATTCTTTAGATAACGTAATTGGTCATATGCTGTAACACTAACTTCATTACCTTTTGGTTCTGTACTAAATACATATCCGAAGAATTTTCCTTTCTTCTTTCCTTGCTCTGTTACAGTTAAACTAACTGTACTACCCATTGGAATTCTTATTTTTTGTTTATTAGTATCAATAGAAAAAGAACACTTACCAGCAGAGCTATCTATGGGTTTACTTGTACTTATTGATTTACTTATGTTAGATAAATCATATATAGTTCCATCTTCTGAACTTTGCACTATTAACTCAAGACTGTCATACTTCATAAGTGTTCCTCCTAACTAGGTATCGATAGAATCTGACCTGGTCTAATTAGATTTGGATTGCCTCCTATGATACTCTTATTATTATTATATGTGTAGATTTCCTTCCACCTACTACCATCACCCAGTAACCTCTGTGCTATTTTCCATAAAGAATCCCCACTTACAACTGTATAAGTTTTAGGTGTAGGTTTCTCAACTGACCTATTACTATTTGTATTGGTAACTGATGCTGATGCCACTTTTTGAACTGTTTTATCAACTGAAGTATAACCATTACTGCTAGCTTTTAATACTCTAATATTATGTTCTTTATACTCTTTTAATTCTAAAGTATAATCCACATCATCTGTACCATATTGGTAGGTATATTCAAAGTTTTCCACACTGACCAACATATTTATATCTATATCGGTTATAATCAATCTAAATGGTTCCCTTGCAGTTTTAATATCTTCAAAGAACTTAATATAGAAATCAGGTCCTTCGAAATCACCACCTGTATTGATATATAACTCACCGTTATAACGTTTAGGGAAAAAGGAACTAACAGTTAGTCCCTTTAATTCTGGAAACCCTAAATCATTTATCTGACCTTGTCCAACAGTATCAGAAGTACTATTATTAACGCTTCCGCTAATAGTTATATCTTCTGGATTTACCGGTAATTGAACCAATCTATCTTTATACTTAGCAAATAAGCTTATCATATTAGCCCTCCTCTACTACATATAACTCTGATAACTCTTCATCCATCATCTTAGTAATTGCATCCTTTATCTTATTGACATCGGCTGTTTCTCTAACATCTCCGAACTCTATGTTAACATTTGGAGTTATATGTTTATAATTTAGCATGTATTCTCTTGTTGCTATATCTTTAAGCATCTTCAAATCTTCATCTGAAATATCTACTTCTTTATCACTATTTTTCTTAACATCAACTGGTACATTTCCGTTAGGGTCTATCATTGAAGCCATATCAAATCCATTTCCATAATCTTGACCTTCTGTTAAACTTCCTAAAGTATCACCTAGTAATTTACTTGGGTCAAAACTTCCAATAGCATTATCAATCTTCTCAGCAATTCCATCACCCCACGCTGCACCTTGTTTAAAGGCATCACTAGCCCAACCATCTTGGAATGTTTCGAATGTATTCATTCCTTTATTGAACTCATCCATTAAACTCTTATAATCTTCTTTACTATCTTCTGCCTCTTTTGCTTTATTAGCATATTCTTTGGCTTTAGAAGTAATTCCACTATAATCTATATCAACGAATGGCAATTTATTTAACGCTTTACAAATACCTTCAACCACTGTTAATGCTGTACTTAGCAATCCATAGAACCAAGATTTAATATTAAGAATGGTATTTTTGAATGCTGTTCCAATATTGCTAGCACAAGCTTTCAATACGTTCCATATTCCAATACCAATATTTGCTACTGCTAATCCTAGGTTCTTGAAGAATTGAATTACTACATTTATACCACCAGTCATCATTCCAAATCCACTGTTAGCAAGTTTGAATGTTTTTCCTAACCATTGTAGTACTAAATAAATAACTGCTATCAATGCTACTATCAATACTATTATCCAAACTATGGGACAAGCATACATAGCACCATTTAAAGCCCATTGAACTATATTCCATAATGCTATAGCACCAGCAACTACTGCAATTATTACTGCTAATGTAGTTAGAATACTACCGGTTTGTTGGAATACGTAATAGCCAAGTGCTAATGCTCCAATAACTAATATCATCTGCGAATGTGCTAATAACCAAGCACCAGCTTGTTTCAATAATGCTACTGTTAGTAATGCTACATCTTTAACCATTGTAACACCCATATAAACACCTATACCAAATAGCAATGCCTTAATCAATGGTAAATGGTTTTGGCACCAATCATAGATACTATTACCTACTCCTAATAACCAAGCAATACCATCCCCTATCAATCCAATTCCATTTATGACTACATTAACCATAGATTGGAACTGCGGACTATTTAGTAAGGTACTAATTTTATCTGCTACTGGTTGCAATGTCTTCTGTGCATTATTTTGAATACTAGTCATTGCATCTGCGAATGTTTTTGGCATCTGTTCATATTTTTCATTGATATCATCTGCTGCACTAAACAAGGCATTTTTAATTATATCTGAGGTAATGGCACCTTCACTAGATAATTCTTTCAACTCACCTTTTGATTTACCCATATACTTGGCAATAGCATCTGCTAACATTGGTGCGTTTTCCATAATACTACGGAATTCATCACCTTGTAGTTTTCCTGCTGCCATCGCTTGAGTTAACTGATATGTTGCTGAACTAATCTCTTGTGTGGATGCCCCGGATACTTTAAATGATTTATTCATCATTTCACTAAATGCTATCATCTCATCGTTTGATTTAAAAGCATCCCCTGCTAATAATCCTAACTTAGCAACTGATTTAGTCATATCATCATATGAACCTCTTGACCTTTGTGATGCTGCAAATATCTTATCTTGCAATTCTTCAGTAGTTTGTAAACCATCATTCATAAGATTTAATCTTGCTTTATTTAGTGCTAGGTTATCTGTATAATCCATTGCCGATTTAACTGCAGAACCTATCTTCTGTGCTAATTCTAATCCTTGATTGAATACTGTTATTCTGGCACCCCATTTACCAAGACTACTCTCCACGCCGCTACCATTGGCTTTTATCTTATTAGTATTCTTAGCAACATTGTCTACTGCTTTGGCTTGATTTATAATCTTATTGGTTAATTGGTCTGAAGTTTTAATTAACCTTTTCTTTGCCGCTTCAATCTGTTCAACTTTCTTACGATTTCTATCAATTGCTTTTTGATTAGCATTCTCGGCACTCAATTGCTTTTTGATTGCATCTTTAACTTTATTTTGTTTAGCTTGCATCTGTTCAATTTTAGCATTGACTGTGTCTTGCACTGTGGTTAAGGAACGGTACTGATTGATTGCATTGTACAAGTTTGAATTTAAACCACCAGTTCCAAACTTTGGAGTTTTGGCATTTAATGTATCCGCTTGGTTTATAACTTGGTCTAAACTTTTAGATACACTATTCAAAGTACTTGTAGCATTATCTTGCATCTTGAAGGTACTACTAATTGTTGCCATATCACTACCTCCTTATCTCGTACGCACTATTTTTTCTTTCTACTTGCCTTCTTTACCGAGTTAGCCTCTTTCTTCTTTTCCTTTTGATATTCATCTATGAAGGCAATAATTAAGGCCTTCTCTTTTACCGGTAAATTGGCAAATTCGGAAGGCCTCATATGTATCTTATGGAAAGCGAAGTATGCGTACATCGTTTCGCCATCACCTTCCTCAATTAGTTTTTTGCTGCTTCTATTTCTTCATTGATATCTACATCAAATCCAGAAACCTTTGTAACTTGATTTCCTAATTCAACTATCTCACCTGCTAACAATGTTTTACTAACTGCTTGCTCTGGTGTTTGTACTCCTAATTGTTTTAAGAAATCCGCATCTTTGAAATCCGGGTCTATGCAATGATTTACGATACAAAGTAAATTGAATTTACCACTATCAAAGCTTGTCTCCTTCTTTCTTCCATTAACATTTATAGTAGTACATTGTTTTTGATACTTACCAAATTCATCTCCTGTCATTGGTCTAATCTTAAACTTTAGTAAGTTTCCATCTTTGTCTTTAAATCTTGGACTAATTGGAACCTCCACTTCTTTTCCTACTATATCTGAATTTTCAACTAAGAACTCTTTTAATGCTGACATATAATATTCTCCCTCCTTATTTGCCATTTATTTCGGCATATTTAGTAAGAAAGGTCTTAACCGATAATTTATATTGATTAGGACCTAAACTTACCAATCTACCTCGGTTCTGCTACTTGTTTTGACTAATCTGAATAAACTGGATTACCAAAACTATCTAATATATCGAAATCACTGAATGTGAAATCCATATCTTCATCTAATGCATCTGATTCAACATCGAACTTAACTAGATTTACACTATCAATAACGCAATCGTATAATACAACTGTTTGTTTACCAATAGAAGTACCTTTATCTTCGTTAGTTACTACTAACTTAAATGCTGGTAATACTCCTTCCTTAGCATATTTTAATAGCATATTTCTAAACATTGTAGTTACATAATAGATTGTCATAGAGCCGCTACCAGACCATCCAGTAGCTTTATTTTGAACTCCACGTTTACCCATTACTTTAACTTCTGATTTATTAAGTTCGGCTGTTGCTTCAATAGATTTAGCATAGAAGAACTCTTCAACCTTGCCATCTATTTCAATGTAGGCAACGGCTTCACTTCCTGCTGGAATATCACTAGCTCTTAATGTTTTCATCTACAACATCTCCTTTCTTAATTATTTAACGTTTACTACCATATATAATTTATCAACACTGTAAGTTGGTTGGATATAGATTTCTGAATAGAATGAATCTACTTGCTCACCAGCTTCAACTAATACATCTTCTGCGCTGTTAAAGTTAATGATTGCCCCACTAGCTTGTAGGTTAGATAGATAACTAATTATGCTTGTTTTGAATAAAGCTTGACCAGTACTATCATTGTTAACCTTACCAACATAGTTTTGTTCGAAATCTAATGCTATATGGTTTGCTACTGAATCTAGTAATCTTACTACTTTATTTTCTTTAAATGCTGCTGTTACTTCATCTCTTAATGTTACTAATGTATTGATATCTTTTTCAATTACTATAGCACCGTCTCTACGTTTACTTATAATTAAGTATCCTTGTGTGATTAGCGATTCTATATCATCTTCTAAAACATCGTTAGTAATTTCTACTGCGTTAGTAACTATTTTATATGTATTTGATTCTGTAATATCAGCACCTGCTGTGGCACCTGCTACCCATACTACAAATTCTTCACCACTTAATTCTGAACCATCTGTATACTTAACACCTTGACCATTAGTACTAATAATACCTTCGTAATTAGCTGCTACAAAGTTATTTATAACTGCTTGGCATTTAATTCCTCTAGTTTCCCTCATTTCTTGAATGAATTCTCTAATAGCAATTCCTGTAAAGAATGAAGCCCCTGTACTAAAGTTATATGCTGCTAATGTATCAAATTGTTCATTTTTTAATAATGCTAAGTAAGCATCGTAATCTGAAGTTTGGAATGTTCCATTTTCCCCACCAGTAAGTAATGTATTAACTACTTCTGCTGTAATAGCTCCAGTTCCTTCAAATTCTACAAAATCGTTAGCAACTAGTTTTCCTAGATTGTCAACTATTTGTGAATCTTTTTGTGTACTTCCAAGATATGTATTAACTGCATATCCATTGTTGTACATCTGTTTAATTGCTACACTAATTTTATTACCGGCAGTACCAGTATACTTAGCTGTAACTTTTAAATTAGCTTCACCAACTGTTAATGTTGCTGCGGCTTTCTTACCACCTTTACTACCACGATATAGTAATAAAGTATGGGCGTTTTCTAATGCTGCTTTTACTAACTTAGCTTCACTAGAATAAATATTTGCACCAATTAGTTTTTCTAGGTTATTATTATATAAATCACTAACGGTAATCTTAATTAGTTCACCCTCAGGTCCCCAGTTAATAGGTGCTGCAAAAGTAACTACACCACGACTACCTACTATATTATCCTCAGATGGAACACCTTGGAATTTAATATAGGCACCAGGTCTAATCTTATTTTGACTTTGAAATACTCCTCCAGCCATATTATTTTTCCTCCTTTTCATTATTTATTATATGTTCTACCAAAGTATTACTTTTTACTTTATCTATCTGAACATATTCGACTGTTCTTATAGGAAAGTTTATTTGGAATAACAATACCCCATCACTAACAGTAACTTCTATATTGTTTATTCTATTCAACTTACTATAAACTTTATCATCTTTGATATTTATTATTTCTAAATAATTAAATATCTGTTTCAATTCATCAATCTTATCATTGATATCCTTAATTTTATTATTCTTCTCTGCCGTAAAGTATTTGATAACATATCTACAAGTATTATCGACTATCTTATATTGGCTACCGGTATATCCTTTACGACTGATACCATCTATCCTACTTACGTGAAATGAAGGTTTTTCGAATCCTTGTTCTATTTCCTCATCATAGTATTTATATGAATCACCGAAGGCTTCTTTTAATTGATAAACTATAGAACCTCTAATAATATTTTCAGTAATTTCTATATTCATCTATAATCCACTCTCCTTTACCCATTCATTAAATAACTTTTTCCATACTCTTGACATTTCTGCTTTTACCTCATCTGTGGCAATTGTTAGCATCCAATGTCCTTCTACCCAACTAGTACGGTACCTAGTAAAATGACCAAACTCAACATATGAAGCATAACTTTCTGCTGAACCATCATCTCTAGCATCATTATATACGGTTATTTGTAAAGTATTACCTAAGTTTTGAACTTTGGTAACTTTATAGCTTCTTCTTAATCTACCAGTATCTACTGGCGTATTTGGAATAGCCCTTTGCATAACCATATTTGCTAAAGTAGTAAGGAACTTATACTCAAAGTTTCTAAGTTTTGGAATAGCATTTTGAACGTTCTTCTTATACTCTTCCATTCCTTTAATACTTACCTTGAATTCAATAGTTCCTGTATTAGCCATTAGTTCTCCTCTTCTATTTGGATTGGTATTTCCTGGTGGGTTCCGAATCTATTTGGTTCCCCACATATACCTTCTACTAACTGTTTAATTCCACTAGCCTTATCTGTACGATAACCACTAATGTAATCTCCTGCTAGTATATTATTATCTAAATCGGTAAATACTACTACCTGCTTTAGAACTGGCATATATGTTTCATTACTATCTGATGGATTATCCTTTTCACTAAAACTAAACTTACAAGGAATATCTTTATAGACTTCCTCCCTACCGTCTGGTTTAGTAGCACCATATTGGTCTTTAGTTTGTTTTAGTCTAGTAATAGTACAAGTATCATCATACATATATACATTCAATAATTTACCAAAAGGTCTAATGTTAACAGCCATCTAAACCATCCCCACAGCCAGCAGCCACTTTTCTAAATGCCTGTAACTGTTTGGCAAAACTGCTTATAATGGCACCATCACTAGAATTGGTTTTATATCCTGTATCTATTGTATCATTAGCATTACCGCTATCTACACTAATAGTAGTATCACCGGATTTAATGCTAGTGACCCTCTTACTTAATTCCTCTTCAGACATGGTATCAATTTTAAATAAGGATTCATCAATGTTCTTTAATATTTCAATAGCAATATCAGCCCATATATAATATGCCGCTTTTGGTATATCTTTTCTATGGCAATATGCTTGTATCTTAGTTTTAGCTTGTGCTAATATAAACTTCTTATCATCGGCAGTAACACTAGTATACTTATCCGCTAGAAGTTTCTTTAACTTATAATCTAAGATTTCTTCAACTTTCATATTAGCACCTCCTTGCTAACTATTCATTTATAATTTTTTCTAGGAATGATTCATCATCGTTTTCATTAGGTTCACCATCATCTATATCTTCTGGTTCTTCCTCTTCTTCACCATCTAATTCAGAACCTTCATCTTCTAATTCCTCTTCCCCATCTTCTAACTCTTCGTCTTCTTCTGGTTCTAATTCATTAGCTTTTAATTCTTCTTCCTTAGCCTTCTTTTCTGCTTCATCTAAAGCTTTTTGAAGTTTGGCTTTTCCCATTTGTGGAGCCATATCAATATCGTACTTCTCTTTTAACTCTTTAGATAATTCTGAAGCAGTTTTGTCTTGTTTCTCTATTTCTTTAACAGGTTCTTTACCAATAGGTACTTCTAAACCTGCTTCATAGAGCTTACCATTATGTTTAACCGCAAACGGAAATCTCATAGAATTCTCCTCCTTCTTAATTTATATAAATAAAGGAAGGTATCTTGCAACCCTCCTCTATTTGGACTACGCTGCAACTTTCATTGTAGCAACTTCGTTCATTCTTTCGAATGAAGGTAATACGATTTCTGAAACTATAGTTTCTTTATTAACTGGATGTGGTATATTGATTGTAGTAACCGCTACACCTGTTTCTACTATAGAAACATCTCCATTAAAGTTCATAGATTGTAAATCTGCTTCCTCTGGTGTAGTTCCATAGTAAGTATTACCAACTGTATTAGAAGGTAACAATGTAACATAGTTATCTGGATAGAAGTTTTGAGTTGCCCCAGTTTCTGTTTTGAATTTCTTATCATAGATAGCAACTGATAGACCTAGTTCACTTAATAGTAAGTTTCTAAGTTCTGTATCTCTTACTAAGTTTAATCCTCCAGCAAGTGGGTTTAATGCAATTTTGATAGATTTATTTTGTAGTAAGTAATTCCAAGTTTTTTGAGTCATAATTGCTCTTGTTGGTTTTACCCCTGTTAAATCTACTATCTTTTGTTGCATTGCTCTGATATCTTCCATTGGTGTACTATTAGTTAAGTCTGACCATAATGAAGTACCACTCATTTCTAAATAATTATTCTTCTTCCATTCACCATCAACATCGTAATTATATGTATAATCTACATTGTTTGCTACTATACTAATACCACCAGTTACTAGTAATTGCATTCTCATTCTTTCACTTTGAATTAAAGCACCTTCAATCAATTGTGCTCTATCATCAAAGATTTCTGAGATAATAGAACTATATAAGTTTTGGTTATCGTTTTCACGGAATCTTAATAATTCTTGTCTATCTCTTTCCTTAATAGTCATTGCTTCTCTGAAGAATGGCATTTCTGTTTCAATCTTTTTAACACCAATTCTATCTCTTACTGTTGCTTTAGTATCGAAATGACTTGGTTTTAATGCAATAGGTAATCCTTTATAACCTTTAATCCAAGCAAGGTCTAATCCCATTTTTTTCTTTGCTGGGAATAATCCTTCACCAAGATAAGGAATACGATTACTTACTGTTTCTTGCCAATATGTTGTTAATGCCTTTGCACTAACTAAATCCATAATTGAATTCATCTTTTATTCCTCCTCTTTCTTTCTAATTTATTATTTCAACTAACTACCAGGTGTTACTGTTGCTTTAACATCAGCGAAATAATCCATATCATCTTCTGTCATAAAGATTACTCCTTTTAATGCTAACATAGCATCATCTGAAATAGTAACTCCTGTATTTGATTCAATCTTTTTCTTATCTAATGTTCCACGGTAAACTCCAGCACCTGCTGCATCACCATAAGTTACATCGATATCTTTTAATAAAACATATCTAACTGTTTTATCATTTGCTATTTTACCTTCTTTATCTAGTAATGAACCTGCTTTAACAATTTTCTTACCAGTAGTTTTGTCAGCAGCAACACCTTCATCACTTACCATAATAGGTCTAGCTGTATATGGGTCTAGATTGAATAAAATATCAATGCTTGTACCATATTCTGTTTGAATAACTTTCATAGTTCTTTCCTCCTTTTCTATTTTTCACCAAAGTATACACTCTCTGCTGAACTCTTAATAGCTTCATTATGGTTTGATGCTAATGATTTAGCAAATAATTCTGCTTTACTTAAGTTTCCAGCAGGTGCCCCTTCACCTTCTTTTGGTGTAGCACCTTTGATATAAGATTGTGCATTTTGGTTATTATTATTTGAACCATTATCCTCTGGAATGAATAAATAACTATCTGTTTTCTTTAAACTTGCTAATTGTTCTTTCAATCCTGATTTAACTTTGCCATTCTCATCCATTACTATTTCGTCTAATTTTAATTGACCCATAGTAATATCTGCATTGTGAACTTTTCCTATAAGTTCCATCTTGATGGCATTTGATTTACGTTCTGCTGCTAAGTCTGCATCAGCTTTCTCCTTTGCTTCCTTATTTGCTTTTTGTAAATCTTGGATAGTCTTTTTTAAGTCCTCATTAGATTCATTGTCATTTTTCAATTTATCTAATTGACCATCCCTTTCCTTAATTGTCTCATTCGCTTGTTTCAATTCCTTATTGACTTCATTGAATCTCTCTTTGGTTACATAGACTCCATCAACTACATCGCCGAAATTATCAACAACCTTTTGAGCTAATTCTTCTGATAGTCCTAACTTAATTAACTTATCCTTCATAATAAATTCTCCTCTCCTTTACTATTCCGCTTTTTTCCGAGGTAAGCGATATGGTAAAACCATCCTCGAATAAAGTCTAGAATCATTTATCATTTATATTATATGATATTTTTCTCTAAAACTTATTCCTCTACTAATTCCTCTAAATAATAGTATACCACTTTATTTTTAATCTTAATATCAGTTATCTTAAATGCTGTTCCCCTTTTAAAGATTACTTCCTTCATCTTTTTAAAGTTATCTATTTTCTTACCAATATCCCTACCAGTTTTACTAATAATAACGAATCTATATTCGGCATTACTATAATACTTACTCTTCTTAGTACTAAATAGATACTTCTTAGGTCTCCATATATCACCAATGCTATAACCATCTAATGGATTATTGCTACCAGGTCTTATATCTGTAACAACCTCACCATTGTAATATTCTATCTTATCCAACGCCGAATCTATTGCCTCTATTTGCTTTAGCATATCTTTAGGTATATCTTCTTCATTTGATAGTTTATTATTTATTTGATTTATTACTGGTCCTTTCATTTGTAATAATGTATGTCTATCATCTGCTGGTAAATTGGTAACTGTATTTGGATTCTTATAAGTAACTTCTGTCTTTGGTGTTATTGGAACTGTACCTATTGCTTTGATTAGTGATGCTAAATCATTTTTAGTACTAACCAATGCTTCTGCTTGTTCCTTATCACCCAACTCCTCTTCCAAGTATTCTTTATATGTTCTATATCTACCTTTAGTGGATTTATTAGTATCTTTATCTCTATATACCCTTGTATTTGGAACATTGTCTTCATAATATGGACTAATAACACTTCGGCAATATGGATGTAATGGTGGTACGTTTAATCCTATCTTAGCATCTTTAACATCAATTATAGTTCCATCCATTGCCCTACATATCTCGGATGTTCTCATATCCAATGTAGCAACAAAGATTAACTTTTCTACCTCTGTTTCTTTATAGTATGCTAATAAACCTTCATTATCCATTCTTGCCGATTCTGTCATTATTAGTCTTTTAGCATTAGATTTACTAGTATCCATTCTCTTAGCCAACTTATCTGCCATCTTATCAAAGTTTTCCCCTGTTGCTAATCCTCTAATAACTATATCATCTAATGCCTTAACTAATTTCTCTCTATCTTTCCATATTAGTTCACTAAAACTACCTCCACCAGACCAATTCTCTTGCAATAGTGCCTGAATCTTATCTTTATCTACCCTAGCAAAAGTTTCATTGTTATTAGTATACTGCGCATAGTAATTACTATTAGTAAATATCTTTTCAAGGAATTTACCACCAGTAGTTTCCATATCAATATCGTATACCACTTTCCTATACTCGGTTCTTAGTTGGTCTAATACTGAATGATTGTGCATAAGACTTTGATTAAGTAAATATGATTTCCATTTAGTACTATCCTCTTTAGCCTTACTAATATAGTCCATAACATCTTTCTTATACTGAGTTTCCATAGCCTTAGGTAATTTCTTATATGCTTCATCTAAGGTTAAACCATTTGCTTTAGCATATCTGGCATATACTTTAGCCAACTTATCCTCAATGTCTTTATTGGCTTGGTCATATATTGCTGAAATACGCTTAACATAGTCTTCTTCATTTTCGACTATGTTAAGTTTATTCTCTAAGGCTCTTTTCTCCCAGTAATTGCTATTGGCCTTGATGGCTTTCTTTATTTCTTCTGAGTTCATTTAATACCTCCTAACTATTGGTATTACTTTTAGCCTTCTGTGATTTACTATCATCCTTATTACTTGTTACTTTTGGTAATGTACTGGTACTTGTTGGTGCTTTACTACCAAAAGCTTGGTCACCATATAGTTTCATCTGTTTTTCCATTTCGGCATCTTCTGCTTCTCTTTGTCTTTCGATAGCATCTTCTACTTCACTGACATCATCTACGAATGGGTGCTTTGGTAATAAGATTTCATCTGGTATCATATCCCTTGAACTATTTATCATACTAATTAGTTCTGATTCATTAACTATATTAGTTTTATTATACTCGAAGGTTACTTCTACGTTACTATAATCTTGTCCACCCTTGGCTCTAATATCGTAATCTATAAACCATAGTAACCATTCAAAGAATACATCCATTTCTTGTTTTAGTTCATTCAAATCTAAATCTAGGTCTGAATATAAGAACTTTAATCCTACACCACTCTTATCTCCGGTTTTATCAGATTGCATATCTACACCGCCACCATCTTCGTAGGCATCTTTTCTAATTCTATCTAATAATTCACCAAAAGTAGTTCCATTAAAATCTGTATCTAATGAACCAACATCTCCATCTGGGTCTACTAATACTGCTCTAAACTTGGCAATGTTTGCTGTCAACTCTGCTAAATCTGCCCCAGCATAACCTTTGAAGTACTTAATAGCATTTGGTATATCTACTACTATATCTACCATAGCACTTAATAGTGTTTCGTAACTATCTTGTTGGCTCTTTATGTATTTAAGTAATGATGTTTCTTCTTGGTTATACTTTAATGGTATCCACGGTACTCTATCCCAAACCATTTGCTGTGGTTCGAATACTATATTACCATTTTCATCTAACTTATATGTAGTTTCTATTACTTCACCATCATCATTCTTTATTTCTTCTGTTTGCGGAACCATTAAAGTAAAGTTACCTTCTTCTACCGGTCTTTCTTTATCTCTAACAAATCCTTTATCCTCTTTAACGTAATGAATTACTCCACTAGAACTATAATAATCGGCATAAGTAACCGTTTTACTTTTATCTCCTTCATATATAGCAATTTCATAGTAATGTATTAACTGTGCCACTTTAGTATGTTCTCTATCAGCCCAGAATACTTTTACTTGATTACCAGGTACTCTTCTAAATTGTAATTCACCATTCTCATCGTAATAGGCATTTAACCAATGTATACCTTCCTTAATTGCTTCCTTACAAGTATTGTATATTTTTCTATACATAAACTTTGTAAAGTAAGTATCCTCTAATAACTTCTTATAGTTATCATCTTCGGTTTTTATACTATATGGTTTACCTAGTAATGTATTAACTTTTTGTCTAGTTAACTTACGCATAATATTCTTATGCATCTTAGCGTTAGATAATTTATCATTGACAGTGGCATCTGTACCACAATGGTCATATCTTTTCTTCTCATCTATTTTAGAATCATTATTGTAATACTTAATACCCTCAAGCATCAACTTACGCTCATCACTATTATTGAATTCATCATATATAGTCTGTACTAATTTATCTACTTCTATTTTATTAGCACTAACGTTATATGTTTCAATAGTATCTATCTTTTCTTGAGGTTCTAAGTATACTATTTGATTACCACCAAGATTGTTGTTAATCATAGACCTACTCTTCTTCTTTGACATATTCTTCCTCCTTTTCTATTACATTATCTATTATATGTTTCGCATTTCTTGCATTCGCCTTCGCAAAGAGTTCTTAATTCCAATATTACTGATTCCAAATACTCTACATCTTGGATATATTGTTGTTTAGGAACTACTTCCTCATAAGTTTGCTGAATGCTGTCATACATACCATAGTAATAGTTTCTTTCATAAGTTAGTTCTTCTATTTCATTATTCTTAGTTTGTACTACATTAGTTAAATCCTCTGTCATAGGTACTAACATAGCAATAAATAATGATGCCAGTAATAATAACATTACTGCTAATATAAAAGAACCTAGAACTATTTCAAACTTATTTCTTACGAACCAATCTTTTACCTTTGCCATCTTCACCCCTCCTCTCTTTATTATTACCTAAGGAATTAAGTTCATCTCTATATTGCCTTAGTTCCTTTTTAGCCTCTTTTATAATCTCATTTCTGATATAAATCAACCTCTTTAACTCCTTTTCCCTTTCTTGCTCTTCCCTTGTCACATCAATCAAACCTTCCTTCCATAAACTCTATATAACCTTCATCAAATAAATCTTTATAGAATTGTGTGTGGACTTCCATAAATGGACTTTCTCCCATTGGTGTTATTAAATGCAATTCCCTAGTTTTCTTACCTACTAATAATACTATATCATCATCTATTGGTTTAGCATAGTATTTAGTAGGTTTCTTGGTATCTATGTAAAATCCATACTTATTTGTTAGTTCTTTAAATTCCTTCCATCTATCCTCTTTAATAAATGCCCTCATAACTAATCCTCCTTAAATCTAAATGACGTATACCTCTTTAAGTATTTTATGTCTAATCTATATCGTTTATTCTTATGTAAGAACCATATCCTATCTACTTTGCCATAATATATAGTATCCCCTTGATGGGTTTCTTTTATTTGGTCTAAGAACTTACCAATATCTGTATTAGTTAAATCACTATTGTTAATTATTAACTGTTTCATTTTACCCTCCTTCTTACTATTTCTTTAGGACGTAACCACTTTTCTTCCAGTATGTCGTTGTTTTTCACTATAGCAAAACGACTAATATTAGTACTTTCTTCGAAGTTCTTCATAATAGACTTGTATAGTTCCACGTTGTTTCCCTCGCATAATACTACTATTTCATTGGTTTTCCTCATCTCTGCTATGAATTTTATATCCATAAATACCTCCTCATCGGCATTTTTGCCCCTAGCAAAACGTTAAAATCTAAATGTTCTAACTCTAATTCCTTCTGTAGCATATCTTAAAGCATCCATTAAATGGTTAAATTCATCTATTGGTTCATTTAATAACTTCTCTGTATCCTTATCTTTCTTCCATACATAGTTATTAAGTTCTATAATAGTATTCTCACAATTAGGACTAACTATAATCTTATAATCCTTTAATCTACCAATACCTTGTCTAATACTATCTTTACCCTTTAATGCTGCTACTGCTCTAGTAATACCATAGTACTTTAACTCATCTATACTCTTTGGTTCTGCCGAATCACATCGGATTACTTCTTTTCTATAACCTTTATACTTCAGCATATTTGCTAGCATTAAGTTAGTTTGTCCTACTTTATAGAACTCATCAAATATCCAAATACGCATATTCTTTTCATCTACTATACAACTAATTAACGCTGCCACATCATTTGTATAACCAAAGTCTAATCCAAATCTTATCTTCAAATCTGTTTTACCATTTATATTAACTGATTTCTTTATTATTTCCTTATAATCAAAATCCATAATAGTCCAATTCCTAAAGATTTGTCCTTCTGATATACCCCAGTTTCCAAGACCTTCTATTTGGAATGCTATTGGATTATTAACTCTAGTTAGATTAAATAAATCTAAGTCATCTTTATCTAGGAACTCATTACAAGCATATATAGTAGTTCCTACGAATATACTTTGTTTAGGATTACTAGCCCACTTATTTATCTTCTTACGTTTTCCATTATTATATTCGTCTAATTCATCCTCATTTATATTAACATCAGGACATTTATCAAAGAATCTTCTCTTTAGCCAACTCTTATCTGACCAAGCATTAAATGTAAATGTTATTTGTTTCCATAGTCCGTGTTCTGATAATTCACTACCATCTGGCATTTTACCTCTTATAGACTTATCCACTTTATCAAAGTCTGATTCTGATTCTATTTGGAATGCCTCTTCGAACCAAGCCCAACAAAGAACACCTACACCAACTGAAAAGGAGGTAATATTCAATGGGTCATCAAATCCTCTAAAGAATATCTTTTGTCCTGTACTTTTCCTTGTTATAGTTAATTCTCCACTATCTGAATCACTATATAACCAATCTGACTTTACACCTAATCTATTTATAGCCCATATTAAATCATTTCTAGTAGAAGTTCTATGTGTATTTAACCTTTTCCTTATTACCACTAAGTTAGCCATTGGGTACTCCATCATATTGCTTATATAGAATAATGCTGTAACCTTACTCTTCTTACTACCACGACTACCCTTAACTACTCTATAACGTTCTCTACTATACCAGAAAGGTTCGTATTCCCTTCCTATGACCTTGTTTAAATCCACAACTTTCTCTTTGGTGTTCTCTTTCTCCGGTACTCTTCTACTACTCATTACATTATATGGGGAATTCTGTTTCCTACTATAGAAATTACGGATATCACTATATATAGCATCTACCATTTTATTATCTCCCCTCTACCTTATTATTTGTATAATCCTTTTGGTTAAGGATATTATCGTTATACTATATTCTAATATCTTTATATACCTTTTCTTTTATCCTTTTCTTTATTATTATATTAGTTTATTATATATTTTTATAATATCATTATAATATCCTCTTTCTCCACGCGATTACGTTACTTTTATACACGAAAAAAGAACTAATCCCTTAGTTCCTTTCTTAATCTATTTTAGCATCCAACTTTTGCCTTTTGTATTATTTCTCTAATGCTATTTATATAAAATCCATTACCATTTATTACTAAGTAACCACAACTATCTAATTTATATATCATCTTTCTTAAATCTCTATGGCAATATACTTTATCTGCTAAATTACTTATTACTCTATCTATATCTCTTTCTATACTGCTTCTATAATCTTTTAAATTCTTCAAATCGTAACTACTTATACTACTTAGTTCATCTATTGTTATATTTGATTCTGCTAATACTCTATCTACTAATGATTTCTCTTTCTTTACTTGTGTAAATATTCTATTCAAATCCACTTCTTGCTTTTCTACTTCTTCTTTTAATATTAAATATTCTTCCATAATCTCTTCGGCGTTTTGGCAAACTTTATCCGCATCTATTTCTGTAACCCCATTAAATTCATCTGCTAACTTATAACTATCCATTTTAGAATACTCTTCAAATACTAAATCATTTAAGTAATCTATTCTTAGTGTTAAGTAATATTCTCCTTCCGCCTTAGCATATGTTGCTATTAAACCATTCTTATATTGTAATGCTTTAAACTTAGTTCCATCATCTCTGAAATCTAAATCTTCTCTTCTTTCCCAACCTCTAACTGTTAATTCTCTAACTGTAAAACCTTTTTCCATAATTTAAAACCTTCCTTTTCTTTATATTTTTATTTTAGTGCCTTTCCTTATCTACATCTTAATTATAGCATATATTTATGAGAAAAACAAGTCATAAATGGTAATTTCTTTCGCTTTTCGGTAAAAAAAATAGGTATGGCTAAGCACTACTACCATACCCTTGAAAGGTTTTACACTTAATCATCTAACGTTATAGAAAGGAGTTAAATGAATAAGAATAGTTGGAGTGGGTTGGATTTGAACCAACATATATTTCTGTACTAGCAAATATATTCTATATTACCATCCCGGTAATATCCACCCCATATTGAACCTCTCGACTAGGATTTGAACCTAGATACTAAATAATCTTTCTTCATATGTAAGTACTACTCAATTATTTAATAGATGCCCCATCTTTCCACGTACTAGATTTCGGTTTGTGTTGCAACTCACAGTGACCATTCCGTTCTGTGTACTCCTAGCATCCGGAGGATATATAGGTGATTGAGATATGGATTTGCACCATATATGTTAACCTTCAGCACTACCAAGCAGTTAACGTTTCATAGTTTAGATTTTTTTTTAAATGCCGAACAAGAATGGCATTAGTAGTTTCACACGTCTACCTATTCCGTCACTCAATCATAATGGTAGGCGATTGTTTACTGCACTTGGTACAATCGTTCACTCATAAACCATCCATATAATTACTTATATGTATCTTCCCTAGGTTAATTACTCCTAGTTGTTGTTTTATATTAAGGGGTATGTAATTGGACTTGAACCAATATCCACTGTAGATTCTTATGTGTACACTCCAGCACTCTACCTATTGAGCTATATACCCCATAAGGAGCCTATCTTCTTTTAGGTCCTGATAGGTAAGATTGACCGTAAGCATCTTTAACTATCGGCGGCTTACAACCGGGACTTTTTTCGGATTCCCTTGCTGTTGTCCTCAGCTCCACTTCCTATATTTTAATACCAACAAGTGGACACGCTGGTATTTATTGATTTCCTTTTATTTGGGTACTCTTGGAATAGTCTACCAACTCTACTCCTCACGACATACGGACATATTGGAAATCAATTGAAATCTGCACCGATAGTCTTATGTTTTTATAGTTATCTTATTATATACCGTTTGCAACCAATACTATAAACCAATAACCAACTGATACTTTCAACAGCGTTCCTTGTAAGAATTGAACTTACCTTATATTTGCCACCAGGCTCGGAACATATTAAATTGGGAAAGGATGGTACCCCTATTACTTTAGCCTTTTTACCATAGTATACTATATGTTTATAAGCACCATTACTACTATGAACCAATGTATTTATTATTATATGTTAGTATGGATAACTTTCATCTGGATGGAAATCTATTGCTGAATAGAATAATTGCTTCCATTCTTCTAATTCCATATTCCTTAGATATAACTCTTGGTTTCTTTCTATTAAAGCATCACTAGTACTTTCATTCTCTACTTTTAATGCTGATATTTCCTCTTTTAACTTAGTATTCTCCTTAGTTAGACTATTTATATTAACTAATAATACTATGCTAAGTATTATGGTAAGGAATACCCAAACTCCGGATATCCTTAACCATTCTAATAAATACTTCTTCATTATTGTTTAGGACCAAACACTGTATATATTAGATTACCAACACATTCATTAAAGTTATGTGCTTGCTTATCTATTACATCTCTAAGTTGTTTATTCTCCTGTTCCATATAATAAATCTTTTGAGTTAAATCATTGCACTTTTGTTCTAATTCCTTTGTTGCCATTGCTATTTGTTCTTCTACTGATGGTTCTGGAATTGAACTAAATTGTTCTTCCGGTATTTCTGGAAAGTTATCTGATAACTCTTCTATTTCTTCAATACCTAAAGTATCCACATTAACTTCTTTTAATTCACTACTCTTCTTCTTCGCCATCTTCATCTTCCTCCAAATATTCTTCTGCTACCTCTTCAAGGAATTTCACAACACCAGGATTTCCTTCTCCTAATAATTCTTTTAGTGCTGTTGCAGTTCCGCAAATTAACATTGACATCAAATCATTTAATTCACCATTTGTATCAACTTCGCAATTAAAACCACTTTTGTTATCTACTTCGTCCATCATTATATGTAAATGTTGGTTTTCTTTTACTTCTGGTTCTTTTTTAACCTCTTCCTTCTTTTTATTAGCATTCAACATTTCCTCAACTTGCTTATCTACTTGTTCTAGTATTTCCTTTTTAATTTCTTCTTTACTTTTGTTTTTACCACTTACGGTAATATGACTTATTCCAAACATTTTATCTCTCCTCCTTATTTCTTAAATATTCGGCTTTTTCATCTTCATTCATCCAATGGCTTACTTTTTCTACTCCATTAGTGTAAATACCTTTAATGTTACCCTTATCACTCTTGTAAGTATATAGTAATCTAAAGTTATCTTTAACTAAATCCCATTCCTTACCTTGTAATCTTTCGTAACGCTTTGGCTTTTGTTCTCTTGGTTCTGAATTCTTATTCATCTATCTTCTCCTCCTCTTCTATATTATTATACGAAATATTTTTCGGTTTGCGTCCTTTTGGTAACGGTTTATCTTCATTTAATTCATCTAAATAAGATTCCTCAAATTGTCTATAATTATATTTAGTTTGTAATTCCTTATCTTTTTTACGTAATTCTACTACCAGGAATTCTCTATAATCTTTTTGCTTTAACTTTTCTCTACCGGTACCATATATATTCCATAACTCCCACATCTGTTTGATTTGTCTACGTTCTATTCTTAGTTCTTGTAATAGATTTATTAAGTTTATAGCACCATTTCTACTAATACAATGGTCTTCTAAATAATGTTCTATATCCCTAATCTTCTGCTGAACCTCTTCCAACTTGGAACAATAATCATATATATCTGATTCAGCATCAGTAACTGAAGCTATGGAACTAATTAACTTATCCAATAATTCATCCTTCTTCTTTGCCATCTTTAATTGTTCCACCTTTCTTCTTAAGAGCTTTAACCTCATCATATAATTTATTTCTCTCCTCTTGAAGGAAACTAACTTTGTTATTTAATCTTTCTACAGTTAGTTTTAATCTTTTGTTTTCTAATGGGTCATCCATATTTTTAATTACTTTGTCATATACATCACTTGCCATCACTTCTTTTAATACTTCTAACTCGCTAACAACTGTATTGTATTTCTTCCTCCAATAGAGGGCACTCCAAATACTATTGGATTCCTCTATTAAAGGTCTTTGTTTCTTTTTATTTTTCATTACCTTCCCTCACAACATATAAATCATAACCAACTTGTTTATATGAATAACCATATTTTTCCATTAGTAAATCCATATAATGATAGTTTGAATCTTGTTGTCTGGCACAATAATCTCTTTGAGTCCAGTTATTTTCTAAGCAGGTTACGTATGTCTGTACCATTTCCTTTTCATATTCTTTATTTTGTTTTTGAATACTACTAACTCTAATACTAATTAAACTAACCAAAACTATAACCCCTATAATAACTAATAAAACCTTAACCCACTTTTTTAATCTTCTTCTTTTCATAATATAAAACCTTTCCTTTTCTTAAATTACCATTCCCATACATTTACTTGTATGTCATTATCTTCAGTTATTTTAAATTCATAACCAAGTTCCAAATTATTCTTTTCCATATAATCTACTATTACTTCTGAATAGAAATTATCTAAAGCATCTTGTACTTCATTTCTTTTACTTAAATCGGCACCACCTTTAACTAAATATCTTAGCACCTCTGTTCTTATTTGGTCTTTTAATTGATTGAAATCTCTTTCCATAATGTAACTCCTTTCTTTATTACATCTTAATTATAGCATATATTATGAGAAAAATCAATCATAAAATGGTAATTTCTTAAAAAATCAGTAAGTTTTTTATTATTTTACTAAATATTCATCTAACTTTTCTTTAAATTCTTCCAATAATCCTGGTGATTCAACTATATATGTTGCCCTCATATCAGCCATATGTAATAGTAATGATTCTGGATACTTATTAAATAATGCTGAAGAACTAAAGTAACTATTATCCACAAATCCACCCATATGATTTCTAATCATTGCAACTTCCACATCATTTAGTTTAATAAACTCTTGTGCTATTATAATACTTTTCTCTCCGTGTCCTATTGGATACATATCATCAACTGTATAATATGGTTCTTGAATCCAAGTTCCATTCTTCTTAACGTTTCTCATATCCATTTTATAATAGTTTACCTTACATATATCGTGTAGTAATGCTGTAATGATTAAAGTATCTTGTGGTATATTGAATAATCTTATTAAATCTTGTTGTCTAATTAGTTCATAGTAAACATTTAAACTATGTTCCATCAATCCACCTTCTTTAGCATTATGGTATCTAGTACTTGCTGGTGCCACTTTAAAATCTGAATTATTCAACCATTCTACTAATTGTTTTATGCCAGGTCTTTTAGTACTTAATAATAATTCTGAATATTCTTTCCACATATCCTCAATTGTATTAGTCTTCATAATGAACTTGTTCCCTCCTTTCATTTGTTATGAATTCACTATCTGCTAACATCATATGAATAGGTGTACAAGTGTCTTTCTCTAAAATATATTCACCTCTAATAACTCCATCAATAAATGCTTTAATACTAGTTTTATTATCTACTCCGTATTTTAGAAATCTACTTGACCCATTATATACTTCGTTAGCATACGTTTTAATAAATAGGAATTGTGGATTAGTTCTAGATTGTCTATTTACCGCCACCACGAATCCTCTATAAATAACTTCAACAGTAAATGGTGTTCTCCATCTACCGCCTTCCCTTGTTTTTATTTGGTCACCCAATTTATATTGTCTTAACTTTACCATATTATCTTGAACTCCTTTTCTAACTTCTTAACTGTTTGTTTTTGTGCTTTTAATAGTTTTCTTGCTAATAATTTAGTTTTAATATAAACCATAAGACTTTCCTTTTCCCAAACCTCTTTCAAAGTTTGCTGAATATCAAACTCTGTTAGTTTTATATTTATCAATTGCTTATAGATATTAACTAACTTATCATAGTTTGGTAAACCATATTCTGTAACAAATTTACTATCAGCCCAGAAAAATACTAATCCATAATACCACTCTTCACAATTCTTTAAGATTTCATACATCTTATCATCATCTTCCGGTAAACTAATTATATGTAAATTACCACTTAGTACTGAATATTTATTATCCCAAGCATAATACTCTTGGGTTCCTTGCTTTCTAATAATTGTAAAATCATCGTAATCATCCATTACCTCGTAAAATTCTATCTTATCAAAATTCTTATCGAACTTTGCTACTATTCTTTTTGCCATTCTTGTCTACCTCCTCGTATAGTTTTAATCTAACATCACTAACCATAACATCTGATTTCTTTGCGGCAAATATATTACTTATTTCAGTACTAATCTTACTTAGTTCTAAAGGATTAAGCAGTATTTGATGCAATGTGTCATTGTCTCTATCTATATATAAAACTATTATTTGTGGTTTATCCTCCATAATTTACCTCCCTACTGGCTTGGTTTTGCCATTCTTCTTTAACTTGTATAAAATCCTTAATCTCTGCCGCGTATCTATAATCTTCATATTTTATAGGTATAGCGTTTTTAGTATATACTACTGAAGGAACTTTTTCTAAATTCTTTAGAAATAATCTACCCTTTTCAGTTAATATATAAACTGAATTATTCTTATCTACTAATCCAAAGTATGTAAGCTTTTGGAAATTGGCAAATTGACTATTGTTTAACCCTAAATCTGCCACTTTTCCTTCCCCATTATGTTCCCATAGTTTTACTAAAGAACTAATCAATGTCTTATTTAACTTATGCTTATATACTACTATCTTTTGTCCACAGCAAGGGCAAACTTCAACATTACTATTTGCCAATCTTAACATCTCCTTCCGTTTTATCTACTTTAACGAATGTAACATTCATAGTACCTCCGGTTCCACCATTTCTATCTACTATATTGAATCCATACATTCTATTCAGTTCTTGGACTGATGTTAATATTATACGATGGATTGACTCTGTTAAGACTCCTTCCTTTTCAATTCTTTTCTTGGCTAATTCAATGTTTTCCGTTAATAACTTAACACCTTTATCAAAGTTATACATATCTCCTAGAACTTCATTATTTCTAATTTCAGTATATAACTCTTTTAATCTTGCCACTACTCTAGGATTGTTCATTAGTTTCTTAAGTAATTGGTTTTGGTTTCCAGTACTATATCCTTTTCTAGATGGATATACCTGTAACATAGCATCTAATGGTTCCAAACCTTGTGTAGCAATTAACTTACAGAAGTTTTCTTGTATATCTGTTAATTTTCTATCTAATGGTTTCTTTACCTTTTCCTCTTCCACTAAAATAACCTCCTATCCTTTCGTCTTCCTCTTTGTTCTTTTAAATATTTCTTATAGCAACTAGGACCGTAACCTAGTAATTGGGATTCACCATTCTTTAGTTTCCTCCCACATCTCTTACACCTATCTTCTCTTTTGAATTGATAGCTTCTTACTATTTCCATTATAGTATCACCCCTATCAACCAATCCCACGCTAAATCAGCTCTCATTCTACCACTCCTTACATCTAGGTCTAATTGGTATAATAAGTACCTTATATCAAGTAAATCGTTTTTGGTATAACTAATATTGAAATCTCTTATTTCCTTTATTCTGCCCCAGTATTCGCCGGCATTATAAGCCCTAGTTCCACCATCCCATTTACCATAGATTTTTAAGTATAGTGCTAATACAATTGTATTATATAACTCCGGTAAATATCCTAGTATATTTTCATCTTTTAATAGTTTCATATACTTTGCTAATAATCCACCATCCCTTCTTAAAAAGGCATTGGCAAATTCTTTTGCTGTTGGCATTACCTTCCTATCATAAAATAGACAGGCATAAGTCATTGCATCTATCGCATCATCATTATACTCTACTTGGTTTACTTCACAATCATATTTTTCCTGATTCTTAAACCATTTGTACTTATTCATCTCCTCTATGATATTATTATACGAATTATAACAATTGAAAGCAATTTTTTGCACCAACATTCTGTCTCTAATTGGATATTCCCTAGTTACATATTTCATAGCAATATCATCGGATACTCTATTAAACACTGTTATATAATCATCCAGCACATTTCTAAATGGTCCTTTCTCTGGTATCTCTTCAAATACTAAAATTACCACATGACCTTTACAAAGTCTTACAAGTCTTTCATATACTTTTTCCTTTTGTTTAAGAAAATCTACATCGTTATATACGATATATGCCGGTTTCTTACCGAATAGAGCCCTTTTCTCAAGTTCCCTATATAAATTACTAACTGTATCTAAACTCTTTAAATTACCGTATATTTCGCCGATTTTCAAATAGTATAAACGTCTTATGTAATTCTCCTCACCGGTAAATATATATAAATTCTGTGTTAGATTACCTTCTTTTAACTCTTTCTTTAAATCCATCAGTGATTTCATTATACCATCTCCATTAACATATTGTGTACTAAGTTTCTATAATTACTTATAGCAACCCTATTTAACATTGATTTAGTATACTCCACTGCCAATACCACTTTATAATAATCCTTGTTTATTCTATGACTACTTCTACTTAGTATATCTAAATAAAGTAATAATCTGTCTTTATCATCTTTCCAAAACTTTGCTGATATTCTGGAAATATCTTCCAATTTTAATCCTTGATTCAAAGACTCTATTGTCTCATCTGCTAAATCCAATACCTCTGTTAAATAATCACTACTCTTTAACTTAAATAATAAAGTTGGTGTTAAATCCAAATAAGACTTGTTCAACCTGTCTATTAGTACGTCCTCTACATCTAAATTATTACCATACTCTTTTATATCCTCAAATAAATATGCCGCCATATCAATGACATATGCCCTACTTACCAATGTATCTAGGAAATTATATGCTGAAGTAGTAACCACTATTCTAATTCCTCTCGGTGTTTCCTCGGCTATTTTTAATAATGCTGCCTTAGCTGCTGGTGAAGATTTATCAAAATCTTTAAAATGGTATACACAGTTATTATTCATATTACTGCTATTAACCAAATCTCTTATTGTATCAACCTTATTATCCAATAATAAGTAATCCATTTTATAATGATTAGCAATATACTTTGCCAAGTAAGTTTTACCATAGTTCTTTGGACCCTTAATAAGAATGAAAGTGGCATTATCTAATTTACCACTATCTATTAACTCTTTATTTTTCTTTTGACCAACTAAATACATCTTTCAATCACCCACGCCTCAAGTAATGATTTAACATTCATCTTTGGTGCTGTTATAACTGAATATAATTTAGTAATATAGGTTCTAATATAATCTGAATCATTCTTATTATACTTATCCAATAAATCTACCGGCAAGTTGGCAATTTCTTTGCTACCTAATACTAAATACTTCTGTAAGTTTAATAAAAACTCAAAGTAACTATTTACTAATAACCCCATATCAATACCACTCATAAAGAATTGGTTCAAGCAATCTAATGCTGCATTGGTATCTTTATCTAATAAGCATAATGTAAATTCGCTTAAATCATATGGTGTAACTCCTGCTGATAATACATCTACCACATTTTTTAAACTTAAATCTTTGCTATAAGATAAACATTTATCCAATGTAGTAATAGCATCCCTCATTCCACCTTGTGCTTGTTTTGCTATATAATCTAAAGCTTCCTCTTCAAATCTAATAACATTGTCCTCATAGAACTTTCTATCGGCTTCCACGTCATTTAATTGCCAATCGCCTTTACTATAATAATTTTCATTGTTTTCTTGTTCAATGATATACTTTAATCTCTTTATAATTCCATCTTTACTAATTCTTTGGAAATTATATCTTTGAACCCTGCTTAATATAGTACCAGGAATCTTCTGTGGGTCTGTTGTACAAAACATAAACACTGTAAACTTTGGTGGTTCCTCTAATAACTTTAAGAATGCCTGCCAAGCGGCATTTGATAAACTATGGCACTCATCAATTATGTATATCTTATACTTACTATCCATTGATTTGAATTTAGAATCAGTAATAATTCTTCTTACATCTTCAACTGAATTATTACTTGCTGCATCTAATTCTATTGGACTTCCTTTGTGTTCATTTATCATATCGGCAATTATTCTGGCACAAGTAGTTTTACCTGTTCCAGCACCTCCACAAAATAGGTAAGCATTTCTTAAATCATTGTTAGCTATTTGATTTTCTATAATTACTTTAATAGCACCTTGCTCACTTACATCTTCAAAAGTTTTAGGCCTATATTTATTTGCTAATGGTTGTGCCATTTATAACACCTCCTCTAAACTATTGCACATCTAGCGGTTTCTAAACTCTTTTTTGTTTTCTTCTTTTTTATGTTCTTTTTATCCTTTTCATTTAAGTAATCCTCACCGGTTACTTTCTTAATATATCTAACCAATCCAGGAATACAAATTCTAACATTGTATATTTGATTATCATCATCACCAGTGGCACCAATAGACACCAACCAATTAAATAATCTTTTCTTATCCCTTCCAATAAATAAAGACCTCTCCTTTAATTTATCCCTAGTTAGTAATTCTATCTTAAAATTAACTTTTTTCATTTTTCCTTTTTTACCTCTGAAGTAATCGGCAATTATATCCATGAACTCTATTTCTTCTTTAGTATAATTATCCAAGTTAATTCTTTGTTCCCTTATAAGAAACTCCGTATTATTTATCTTTTCTAAATCGGTTTTTTTGAAAGATAGTATCTTACCAAATATCATATCAACTCACCTCCTCCCGGTTTTTGTATAACATAATTTTTATGTTCATCTTTGTACTTATTTAGTTCTTTTAGAATCTTCTTAAGGATTAGTTCTAATTCCATTCCTTTTTGTTCTACTAGAACCTTATTCCAACCATCTTTACTTTTCTTATATACCTTTATAGTATAAGATGGTTTATAGCTGGTTAATGGATATTTTACTAAAGTAATTGCTAAGTAAAATTCATCCGCAATCCTATAAATATCCCTCCATAACTTTTCAGTACCACTTAGTTTCTCAACTAATAAATCTTCCAACCATACCCCATCATTATTCTTTTCCATAAATCTCCTCCATGTAATCCATCAACATGTCCATTAGATGGTTATCAATTATGTAATAATCTTTTCCATCTCCGAAATCGAATGCCAATACTGAATGCTGTTTACCCATAGCAAATCTTTCTTCATCCAATTTCTTTAACCAATCTTTTTTAATTGAAACTGATTTAACTTCTTTTGTTGCTGTTTTACATTCAACTAATAAATAATCTGTTCTTACATCACCCTTATAGAATCCTGTTGCCCCACTATTGGCATTAACCTTGCCACCAAGATTTTTAGCCACTCGTTTCTCCTGCTTCTTAGAATAATGCCTTGTATCCATTTAACTTCCTCCCTTCAATTTAATTATACGAAACTTTTGAAGTGATTAAGTCATATAACTCGGAATCTTCTTTTAATCTTTTGTATAAATTGGTTCTGCCTTGAACTTTTATTTCCTTTCCATCTTCATCACATAGAACTTCCCCTGTTTCAGCATCCACTAATGTAAAATAACTACCATTTTGAACTATGTAGCCAGTTTGTAATAATACATCAACCATATCATTTATATAATCTATACCTTCTAAATAGTTTAATGTATAGTATCCTAATCTTCTATCACTACGGCATACTTTTGATTTCTCAATTCTTACATTAACCTCATTACCTGCAGGATTCTCACAACCTCTATTTAGATGCTTATAATTTACATCCAAGAAATCTCCTTGTTGAAACATTAACCTTACACTACAGTTATGTTTAAATCCTCTACCACCAGGTGTTATGAATGTATTATATGGATTGTTTAAATCTTCCCTAACTTGATTTATCATTATACACATACAATTGTATTTACCCAGTAATGGTACTACTATATTACAAAACTTAGTAAGTGACATTGCTATACCACCATAAGTTTTCTTCTCTATATCTTCTTCGAATGCCTGTTTACTAACTAATTGTGCCACGGAATCCAATACTATAAGTCCAACCTCACCTGTCTCAATGACTGCCCTCATTATTTCAAATATTTGTTCTGCATATTGCTCTTGGGGTTTGATTAGTAATAAATCTTCCACTTTAACACCTAGTTTTGTAGCCCATTCCACATCGAATGTATTTTCGGCATCCACAAAGCATACTTTTCTACCCTGACCTTCTTGTTCAAACTTTATTTGACAATTCTTAACTACATCTAATGCTGTAGTAGTTTTACCACTCTTTTCAGCACCAGCAAATTCAATCATTCTTCCCATTGGCAATCCACCATACATCATATAGTTTAATCTAGGACTACTAAATGGAACCAATTCATATTTCATTAGTGCTGCATCATTACCACTAAAAGCAATTTCCTCTTTGTAATCTTTATTGATTTGTTTTATTAAAGTATCTAACTTTCCCATTACATTACCTCCTCTAGTGTAGTAGTACAACTAAATCTAATAATCTCAAACATCTCAGGTTCATCAAAATATTTTAATTGTTCTTTCACCTCTTGGTATGTTGGATACCAATTAGCATCCATTATGTTCATAGTTAATTCCCCATCATTACAATCAAATTCGTGGGTTTCTTTATCCCTTATTACATAGTAATTCTCATTCTTAACCACTACCCCATAAATTGGTTTATTATTACTTGATGAAATTATATTCATTTTCTCACCCCTCTAGATAAATCTAAATCATTCATTCTAGCATCAAATACCCTCTTTAAACTATTTATCATTTCCTGTCCCATTTCAACTTTACTTTTAATCATCTTATAAGACCTTTGATAAATAACTTGGTTTAATGCCTCATTTAAACTTTGAATTTCTGCTTCAGTATTTTTATCTGCCACAGTTCCTGCTGCTTTCTTCCTTGCCTCATTGTATTTTTCCATCTTAGCCATCTTAGCAACATCTTCTTTTAATCCTACAAATTCCTGACCTTCATTTACGAAATACAATGCTGTTGGTAATTGAGTTAGTAAATCTTCTATTTCTTCATTAGTAATCTTATCATTACTAGTAAATATTTGTCTACATATTACCATAATATCATCCAATGGTTTAGTGTATTGTCTAGTAATATCATAAACAATATCTTCAATTATCTTGCTATTCTCCCTGATTTGCTGATTCAGTATTTCTTCTTTCTTCATCGGCTCTTTCCTTTCTAGTTTGGTCTATTAAATAGCACATTACACAACCATTATGTTCTTTTAACTTTGGGTCATTATAATTAAATAATGTAAATCTATGACAAACTGAACATCTATGCTTTGGTTTCTTACCAAACATTTCTTTCAATACCTTCTTATCGTTTTCATCTCTAATCTTTTTATATTGATTTCCCATTTTTATCCTCCTTTCCTATACCATACCACATCTTGAACCAATCATCGGCGGTCATTGTTATTAACCACTTGGTATTGTTCTTTCTATGTGCTACTATTGGGATTTCTGAATGACCTTCAGAATCCCTAATAGCTTGGTCTACTGCCTTATGAATGTTTAATGCTTCCACTCTTTTAACTTCTATATGTATTCCTGGAATACCAATTACATCTGCTTTGCTATCCAGTTCTTTACCATTATACTGTGCCGTTCTTCTAACATCGAATCCCATTGCCTTGCAATAGTTAGCAAATTCTCTTTCACCTGCGGCACCTTTCTTTTTACTGTTAATCATAGATACTTTGAACACTCCTTTTTATATTTACAGTATTGACAAATCTTGGCACTTGGACCACTTACTCTGTCTTTACCTCCAATAAAGTTAGGGTCTATATCTTTGTTTGTTAGTTTTGGAGGTACTTTATTCTCTGCTAAATACTCCTCACATTTTTTAATCTTATCAATTACCTTCTCTTTTTGTTCACTATAATCTGAATGGTAATGAAAAGCTTTCTTCTCACATATATCTCTATTCTCATATACAAACAATGTATCATCTATTCCAAAACTTAACGAATAGCAAGCCGCTTGGGTCCTATGAGTTAATTCTTCACTTTCCCTATTTCTAAACTTCATTGATACCTCTGTTTTATACTCAAATATATAATACTTATTAGTTGGTATATATCTAATAATACCATCTGTTAAAAAGCTAATATTATATCTTTTGTTAAAACACTTAGTTTCCATTCCCTTTTTCTCTTTTACTTCTATATCTGTTAAGTTATGTTCTTTAACATATGTCTCAACATCTATATACTCAAATTCCATTCCTAAATCCTTCATCTGTGATAAAACTCTTTGTATTCTATCATGTCTGTCAGTACCACTTTCGCATATACCTATTCCTGCCGCAGTTTTCTTTTCATCCTCTGGTGGTATACCCTGTCTTGTAAAATACATCTGTCTCATACAAATTAGACTGGATGGTTTATAATAAATAGATGGTTTGAATTCCGGTTCTAGTTTTACTATTGCCTCTTCAATCCTTTTAAGAAATAAGGAGGCAACGTTGTTTTGTGCCTCCTGTTCTTTTATAAGGTTGGAGACTGAAAATAATCCCCTAGCCATTATCTATTCTCATCCATTATTCCTAGGAATTGAACTATATCACCATCTACTATCTTAACTGTTGGCATAGAATTATCAAATTGGAATTCAATTGTTTCATCTGGTAAAACTGCCAATAATTGTCTTAAATGTTCTATATTTAATACTGATGGAAATTCAACTAAGCCATTAACTTCAGCTTTTTCATATTTAATAATTTCATCACAAGTTTTCTTTTGGTTTGTAACTTTAATATGCTCTGGTAAGAATAGTAAATCTATACTACTTGAATCATATTCTGAAACAAATATTCCTAGTCTGTCTAATAAACTTATTAAATCATTTTTCTTAACTGTAACTTTATTAGCATAAACTGAATTGATTAAACCTTGAACACCTTGTAATGTTTTTCCGTAATTGCCTAAGTCATCTAATTGCATAGTACTACTTAAAACAAAGTTTTCCCCGACTATAACAAGGTTTTCATTACTTCTAGCATAATTGGCTTTGATAAATCCTAAATCCATTATAATTCTACCTAAATCAACCCCAATAAATAGTTCTTCATTAACCATTGATGGAATATTGCTAACTGCACTAACTTTAACTTGGTCTGTAGCAATTATCATATCTTTTAGATAGTAATTTCTTAATTCTTTTCCATCTTCACCAACAGCTATTGCTGATTTACAAATATTTAATCTTTCCACAATACCTTTAAAATCAAACTCTTTATTTGCTGAGTTTGCTAACTCCTGATTGATAGCAGGTAATTTAACTATCTCCCCACTCTCATCTACCCTGATTTCTAAATTGTATACACCATTACCAGTAATAGTTAAAGCATTATTACTAATAAGTAATTCAATATCTTCAGTAGTAATCTTATTAACCAATGCTGTAATAATATTAGCATCTACTGTTACTCTTGCTGGTTCTAATCCTTCAATTTTTTCTTTAATTACCATTGTAGTAATTCCATCTGTAGTTTTTAGGAATAATCCTTCTGCATTAGTTTCCATTTCAACTAGTCCAGTTAAAGGTAACATTTTATTAAATGAGCAAACCTTTACCGCCTTGTTAAGCATATCTCTTAATACTTCAGTTTTTAATTTTATCATAATTTCCTCCTTCTTATTTTAACCCTAATAATATGTAAGCTCTTTCTTCCAAACTTCTGTCTGTTTCAAATCTACCTGTAGTAGTAGAAGTTCTAGTAACTGAATTAACTTTCTTAATTCCTCTTGTTGTCATACAAGCGTGTTTACCTTCTATAACAACCATTACATCTTCGCTACCAGTTGCTATGCTGATACATTCTGCTATATCCATTCCAATCTTCTCCTGTAATTGTAATCTCTTAGCACACATATCTGCTATTCTAGCAATTTTACTTAGACCTAAAACTTTTCCATCTTTTGGTAAATATGCCACACTTACTTTCATATCATACATCAATGCTATATGATGCTCACAAAAGCTAAATACATCGATATCGGACATTGTAACTAAATCGTTTGACCCAATTTCGAATTCTTTCTTAAACATTTCACCAATTTCTTGGTTGGTATATTTCATACCTTCAAGCACTTCATCAATCATTTTAGCAAATCTTTTTGGTGTTTCAACCAATCCTGGTCTAGTAATATCATCACCAACTGCTTCAATAATTAACTTTGCTGCTTCTTCTAACTTAGCAATATCCAT